CGCCTGTGTAGCTATTTCTGGTTGTGGTACTGCTTACTGTCATGTCTGTCTCCTACGGCGAGTATACCTTATTTTCCGTGGTTGTTAAAGTGTGGCTATCTTACGTACACGCTCGGTGGATTTATAAACTCTTGCCCAGAATCTTTTTTCATTCTACGTTCCATGCGTTTCCAATATCCAGGGCTTGTAGCCTCTTGCAGCTCGTACATCAACAAGTAGTCCACAGCAAGTTTTGTATAGAAAAGGTTTATGAATGGTGTATTCCGAACCATCAGACGCACACTTTCTGCCGCGCCGTCATCTCCATCACGAAATTTAGCGTATAACTTTAGTAAGTCTCCGGCAGTGCCCAAAGTAGGACCAGCGAATGTTTCAAGAGGGGACTGACCAAAGCGGTTAAACTCTCCAAAAATGAAGTCACCGTAGATACCTAACCCGCCACCTTGAATAAATGCACGGAAAAATGTTTCTTTCTTCAACATATTGTCATCGTTAAAAACATCCATAGGCTCTTTGCCCTTTAGGATGTCTTTTGTGGCGTTGGCTATATAGCCCATCATAGTTGTGCCTAACATCATTTTGACAATGCCGTAATACCCACCAGACTCATACTGTCTGCCAAGGCCCTTAGTTACGTAAGTAATTGGAAAACCCTTGAGCTGCATAAGCATCCGCACCGCTTCACCAGCTACAGTACCTCGAGGCAAACCGAGGTTCATAATTGCGCGTTCTCTAGCACCTGGCGTTGGTATAGCGGAATCCGCACTGTCAGAGTAATAAGATGCAATCTTTGTCCGCAGCTCGTTTCTGTAATCTTGACGCATATTGTCTGTAATGTTCAGAGTACCGCGCTGGTCTGAGATAATCTTATCCAACTCAGGCCCAGATAGATTGTCTATAGAGTCGGTAGTTAAATACTTACGCCCGTCTGCCATAGTTAAGTCTAGTTGCCGCAGCAAGGGCCACTCAATTTCAGTGATGCCGTACAAACGCAACAAACGCTGTGTTTCTTTTGGTATTGAGCCGTACCCCTTTTGAGTGTACTGCGCCAAATCAGCGGCAAGCATACGAGCAATACCAACTTTTTGCGTGCTGTTCCACCACTGCATACCGTTCAGTTTAAAGAAGGTTTGCTGTAAGCGCGATATTTGCCCAGGCGCACTGTCATTTGCGCTAAATCGAGCATGTACTTCTGCAAGCTCATTTTCAACACCCACATTGAGTAAGAACGCCAGCTCTTTTTGTTCTTTGCTGTTAAACAACCGGAACGTATCGCGCAGTGCTACGCCGTAAGAGCTGAATACGCTTCTGTTTGTATTCGAGTTAATAAACGCTGCCTTTGTTGCAATGTCTGAAAACGAGGATATTGTGGCAAACCCCAGCTTTGACATAGCCTGTACTGCCCTGAAACCTGACGCAATCCCAGCGTAAGTAACACTTGTGTTCAGAACAGGCGCGCCAGCACCAATGGCTCGTGTTGTGCCATCTAGCTCTGCAAACTGGTTTTTTAACGAACCTTCACTTATCCTTTCAAATAGCTTTGGTCTGCCTTTCAGCTCTTCTTTTATGTCGGCAAGCACAACCTCAAACATTCTACGGGGATTTGTGCCAAATGTTTCGAGCAAAGCAATAGACTGTGCATCATGGCCCAAACCTGAGTAAAACGCTTCGCGCAGCGGCTGACGACTGTACTGTTCTGCATACTTAAATGCGGATGCGCCATCCGAAAAATGTAAAATACGTTCGGCACTTAGCTTTTTGGCAAGATTTGACATGCCTTTGTAAGCAGCTAGTTCGTTCTCTAAACCCGTTACCCCATAAATAGCATCTGTCTTTTGATGATTGCCAGAAACAAGATTGTCGTACACATTGCCTAAAAACTCGTCTTCGGTCATGGGCTGACCTTGCTTGTTTCGGGTTGGCATACTCTTGAAAGTCTTTTCTTTGTTAAGCAGCGGCTTTATAAAATTAATCCACTCTGCTTTGTCTGCTTGTGTGCCCTTGCCTCGCATCAACAAAGAGTCGTGAGCCTGACGTACAACGTAGCTCTCAAGCTCGCCTATATCCGCACCAGCTAAATTTTTGCGGTCAAGCATAGTCTTTTGCGATTTACGGATAGCTTCTGCTATCTTTCGGGCATCAGCGTCACCGCTTTTGCCAAAGCCATCAAAAAGCTCTACGTATATCTGGGCATCAAGCTCACCGCTGCGAAACAGCTCAAGCACATCGTTTCGCTTGAGGTCAGCTAAAAACGTGCCCGCTGTGTCATTAAGTATGCCTTTGCCTTTGGCATCTACACTAAACAATCCGCGTCGTGCATCGCCCACCATGATTGCAGACAGCACTTTCTGTGGGTTGTCTGGGTCTGCCTGTAGTGCAGTCTTAATTCTGCCGTAAGCTCTAGCGTTAATCAGCGCGTTACGCTTAACCAAATATGCTTTGCGCTTTGCTTCTTTTGCTATGACTTGGGCTTCTTGTATAAGGTCGTTAAGACCCTCTTCACCAATAGCGTTTTCACCGCGTCTGTCGATGCGCTGTTGAATGATGTCTAAGATACTGTTGATTTCGTCCTTTTCTATAGGGGTGCTAAATTTCTTAGCAATATCAAGCAGTTCTTGCTTACATACTGTTATGCTCATCCTCTGTAATTCCTATTCATACACACCGCACCAGCACGGGTGACTTCATCATAGCCCTCAGACTTGGCAATCAGCTCATCACCAAATTCAATCAAGTCTATGTCTTCCTGACGAACAACCCCCGCTGCTTTTAATTGCTCAACATCGGCAGCCAACAAATCGGTTTCTTCTTTGAGCCTAGCATCATCAAATTGGTCTACTTCAAGCCCACGCGCATCCTGTTCGTTGACGCGGGGCAACATGTCCTTGTCCTCTCCTATGAGGTGGTCTGTGATGCGGCCCTGCTGCATTGCATCAAATGACTCGCTTTCACTCATCGGCGCCCCATCATTGACGGGAGTAGTGTCTACAACATCGTAATCGGAGTACGGGTCGACTGTATTTGCATCTAAAAACTCTTTGTTCTGTGTAGTTTCCTTAATCAAGTTTATAAACGTAGCATCATCTAAACCTACGGGGTCTATCCCAAAGTCACGAGCAGTTCCGGCAAGTATTTCCGCATCGTGTGCAGCTTCAACAAGTCCGGCATCTGCGTCTCTATGCTTCGGCACACCGCCTTGGTACTCGTCTATCAATGCTTCAGTAAAATCTGTAAGTGATAAATCGTCAGGCTCGCCCTCACGAGGCATTGGGAAGAACCCTTCTTCGCGGGCAGACATAAATGCTTGCTCTACAGTCATGCCACCTTTTTTATAAATGTTCCCCCCGATAACAGGTATTTTATTTTTGAGGTCTTCTGCGCCTACGCTTTTAGCGTCAATACGCATTTTCTTTGTGCGAATAAACTGAAGTAATGTTTGAGGCATTTTAGGCCGTAAAACGGGCGGTAAGTTTTTGCCCTTGCGTACAGGCTGGGCTGTTGGCAGCCCTGTCTTCGGGTCAAAGTCACGCGCCTCAACAGGCATACGAGTCTCTGTCCGAACCTGCCCTGTTTCTGGGTCTAATGTACGCTCTACCGCGCCTGTTTGCTGCGCTATGCGCTGATTGGCACGATTTACTGCATCCTGGGCTTGCTTCAGTTCAGACTGCCTGTGCAGATTTCCTACGTTAATTTCTTGACCAGACACGAGCTGCCCAGTTGCTACTCTCAAAGCCTCGTCTTTTGCTCTGGATTTTTGGATGCGGTCAGATATTTTACCAAACCCAGCGTGTAGACCGCCGCCCATGACAGTGCCAAATGTCAGGTTCAAGAAGCTGTCCATAGCCGTATAGTCTTTGTCGCCAGCTAACATAGCTTCACCGAGTACGATAGGCTCTGTAATAAATGCTGCGCCAACAAAACCGTCACGCGCACCAGCCATAAATCTACCGCCCGTAGTGCCGTGTTTCTTCATCTGTATGCCAAGCCTAGCCATAGCTATGTTTGGTATAAAAGCAGATGCGATGTTTATGGGGTCAAGAAAGCTGCCCACAAGACCAACACCAAACTGCGCTGCCATCAAACCAAAGCCGCCGCGTGAACGACTAAGTGACAAGTTTATAGCGTCACGCCTATCTCTGCGTTCTGCTTTGAGCTGGGCAAGCCCCGTGGTTATGCCGCCTCTGGGCACATCCATGCCCTCGCGGTAAAAGTCGCTTTCGCGATATTCCTGTGGGGTAAGCAGCTCTCCCGTGCGGCCTTTACCAGTGTAGTCTTCAAAAAGTCTGTTAGCGGCAGTGAGCGGGTTATAGTACAGAGCGTCATCAAGAGTAGCCCCCAAAACATCCAATGTACCTACCTTGCTGTTAGCAAAGTATTCAGCGTGAGCGTTAGGGTCAAACTCCTGTTCTGGAATATATACTTCCATCAGAACACTCTAGCTTCTGTCAGTTGCTCTATTCTTCTCATAAACTCTGGACGAGAAGTGCCAATAGCGGGCATTTCTGCCTGAAGTCGCAGTATATCTCCGGCAGTGCCCATTAGGTCTTCGTACTTAACATATATAAATTGAGACTGTGGGCCGCCGATTGGCTCATTAGGGTCACGCTTGCGCGGGACCATGTTACCATCAGGGTCAACTAGAAACACACCAGCATTGTCGGAGGTTGTAACCCAGTAACCTCTTTCTGCAATGTTTGAAGCATACTCCGCAGCTCTTACCTCTTGGCTTTCGCCATACTGTCCTCGTGGCACAGCAATCATGTTTGTGAGTTGTGCAACACCGTTGCTAAGATTGCTTTGCAATATCTGCCCCATAATCTCTGCTTGTGGCTCCATGCCTTTCTTGAAGCGTATTGACTTGCCATTTACTGACGTAAAGGCAAACTGGCTATCTATAACTGTGTCAATCGCACGCTCTACTGCATCTTCTTGAGATAAGCTACCGTCTTGCATCATGTAGTATAGCGCAGTGTTCGCTATGGCTTCGTTCATTTGGCCCACATGTTGCATCCTGTTCGATGTTGCGCCACGAGACACAATCCCGCCCACATCGCCGCCAACAATGCTGGTAGAATACTCAGTGTTCTTATTCCTAACCAAAGCTCGCAGCTCACGTCTCTCAGTGTCAGTAAAGTTTTGCTTATAGGATTTCAGCGAGTCGGCTGTATTACCAGCATTGACCGCAAACATCTTTGCGTTGCCAGGGTTGTTAATAACAATCTCGTCAACAAGAGACAACACACCCGACTCAGCCAAGTTTCTATACATGCGGTTAGCATCGTCTACGTTTCCGTTAGACTTGTCTGCAAGAAACTTATTAGCAAACTCAGACTTGGCAATATAGTTATCTTCAAGCGCATTAAACTGTGTTTGAAATGACGTTACGTCTGCGTTTGATAGAAGGCGAGCGTTTTGCGGCGGGATACCCATAGCAACCTGACGCTGTATAAGCTCAGAAGCCGTAAGGGGGTCTGCGCTTTGGTCCTGTAAATCACGACGGTTTTCTGCATTAAGAAACGCAACAGGGTCTGCCGTTATTGCTTCTTTTCTTTTTGCTATCATAGACTCAAACGTAGATATTGCTTCAGTAAGGACATTCTTTTTTCTAGCGTCTGTTTCGTCGTTACGCCGTTGTATTAAGTCCAGTCTCGCTTGCTGTATAGCGGCGTCATTGCTTGTTTTAACGGTCCGGTATATTCCAGCGGCTTCCATTATCGCCATAGTGCTGTCTTGGATGCCGTCGGACATTACGGCACCTTCCGGCCCCAAACTTTGAGCTTGGGCTACAGCCTCATCAATATAAGGCTGTACCGCTTCCATATCCCCACCCGTTTCAACAATAGTTGTTTTTGCAGCGGATAGGTTTGTGTCTACATTCTGTTGTGCCCGTGGCATACGCTCGCGTATTTCTGCGTCTATTTGACTTTCCAAAGCATTAGCTGTCGACAGCTCCATGCCTTCGGCTATACCTGTTAATGACTGAGCTTGTTGCTTTAGGCTTTGAAGAGAAGACAAACTCTTGCCTTGCAACCCAACGGTTGCAGACTCAAGCATTTCGGACTGCTCTTCCGTCAATGCAGTGTTTCTCTTTAATCGGAATGAGTTTGCTACATTAGCGCGAACATCCGCTGGTAACTGAGATATGTCGAAGACAAGCTCTTGTTCTCCGCGCTTAATAACTATTTCGTTTGCGTCTGGGTTAGGCAGTTGTTTCATAGCAGACTCAAACTCGTCTGCGTCTAAACCTGACTGAAAAATTTGTCCTGAAAGTTTTTCTGTGTTCGCAACGATTGATTTATCACGGGCTGCATCCAAGAAGCTTAATTGTTGCGCTGCCGCTGCTGGGCTAATATCTTTATCGGAAGCGGCATCCTTTACCATCCTTCTTGCGTTTTCGTAAGAATTTACGGTTAAGGCTTCTGGGTCTGCGGTTAAACCTTTTACGTACTGGTTTATAACCCCTTCTTTAAAACTAGATGGGGTGTAATTTAGTGAAAGACCGTTTACCATTCCATCCTGTATTGTCTGTAAACCTTGCTCTGTTAAGGCTGCCGCCAACGGCACTTCGTCACCAAATTCATTAAAGGTTGTTTCATTGTTAGCAGCCGCAAATGCTATTTCAGTTTGCAGTGCCTCTAAAGAATTATTTGTAGTAGCGGAGGTAACGCGCAGATGGTTCGTAAAAGCCTTAGATTTTACATTTGTATATTCTGAAGCAAACTTACGCCGCGTTCTTTGTTCAACAGCCGCTTTCTGACTAGGTGTTAAATCAAGACCTTTTATTTCATTGAGCATCCTGTCTTCAATCGTCTTGAGACCATTAGCCGCTTTAGTTGTGTCTGTTTCTGTAAGGCCAATACGGTAGTTTTCGCCGTCTTGTCCGGCTTTCAGCTCATACTCAGTTGCCACCCTGTTTGTTTCAAGGTTCTTTTCCGCTTGCCCAAATCTAAAAGCAACCTCAGATACTTGCTGGCCCAGCCCTGCAAGTGCGCGACCAGGAGCCTCAAATGCAGCGCTTGATGCTCTAGGCGATAGCTGCCCTGTCGCTAACTTTACTGATGGACCTAACCCTTTGTTATATAACGGTATTGTTGGCATGTTACACGCTCGTCAATGTTGCTGCTTTTTCGCCACCAGCTAGTAGCGACTGATAAGATGCTGTCTTAAATCCGGCAGACCTAGCCCGACCTTCAGCTCTGGCTAAAGTTGCTTCGCTTTGTTTTCGTGTCTGCTCTAACTCAGATGCGTACTGAATACGCAACGCATCTTTCTCAAGCTGAAAGTAACTGTCTGCTAGTGCAAGCATAGGACTGCCACTCATTTCGATGCCGGACGCTGCCGTTGCTGTAGTGGCTTGTGCCATTAGTCTGCTTGCATTTCTGCGAGCTGCGCGTTCTTCGTCTACCTTTGCCCGTGCAAGTACAACCGCTTCGTTTTCTGCAAGTTGGGCGTTAAACTCTGCGGTACGCTCGGCAGCGCGAGCTGCGGCTTGGTTGCCCTTAAAACCAAGCAATCCCCCTAGTACACTCATTCCAGCGGCTGCTTCAGACATTACACTACTCTCGCATATCTAAAATAATCAGAGCCATCTGGCCCAAATTTTCTCATTACACCTTCGTATTCAAAATCCAACCACTGAGCAAACCGAATGGCCTTTTCATCTGTTGTATGTATGCTGGCTTGAATACGCCACAAGTTATTGTGTTTCATTATATCGTCAAATAGTCGTTCTGTATATCTAGCAACGGAAACACGATGTTTAGCTGCATGTGCTGACAAAACAATCCATCCTTCTGCTACTCCATCCCACATTGCACTGACACCAGCACAAGCTACTATGTCGTCTTCGTCTATCAGCGAATACCCATCCAGCACACCGTTTTCGCCTATGGCCCTTCTCGCTGCTTCAGAAAATTCAAACTCGGTTTCTACCAAGTAAATATGTTCTTCAACGAAAGGAATAATATCAGGCATCGAATGTGTTGGACCTCCGCATAATAGCCGTAATTGTCATTGGCAAGACTTGTGATTGCCTCACAACAACCCGCGCATCATTGTCATACCCTGACGGGAAAAATATTTCTTTGTCCCCACTGAACATGGGCACGGCAGTATCCATATCCATGCTAGAGTCTCTGAAAGGAATACGGTCAAGATTAGCCGTGTCTGGGCCTACTTCCGCACCAACAGTGTCCAAGAATCTGACAGTCACGCCATGTATACGCTTAATCTTGCCCTGAGATACCCCGTCTTCGGCCCCAGCTTCCATACGAAGCGTCTCAATGGTCGATGTATACGAATACCCTATGTGAACCTTAGATGCGCTTCTGTCGAGCGTTATGGCGCCTCCTGACACGGTTACATCTCCATGCGTTGAACCGTCAGCTAATACGCTAACTGTTTCGCCCTCAAGATGGTTGAGTCCGGTTATACTTGTTGTCGCGCTGCCGCTGTAAGTCAGCCCACTATCAACAAAGAACGCATCGGCGACATCAGTTCCAAAGTCTATAGACTTCAGGTACTCAATGTGTCGCACAGTAGACCCATCAATAGTTCGCTTTACAGATATATAAACTTGGTCTTCTGCACCGGAAGGAATTGCCGTTATGCTTTCTACGACACCGCTGCCGCCTATAGTATGGTCGTGCCATCCAATAGCTGCGTTTGCCCTGTCGTATGTAAGGCCGACAAGTCGTCCGTCATTGTGAACAAACCAAAGGATTAGCTCTGGTTCTTGCTGCCACATCATGTCAATCAGCCCGCCGCGCGGTATGTGGTCTGCCAAAATACTTAAATCAACACCTAAAAGACCGTCAGTGTCTAAGTTAAAAGTTATTTCTTTAACCTTTTCTTGGCCCTTTTGTATAAGAATTGTAGAGTTACCAGCTCTAACGGGCCGCACGTCAGACGTGCCAAACGTAGTTTCTCGCAGCACATTTACGTTTGTAGGCGTTACAGGTGTCGAGCCTGTGCCTCCAGATAGCGTAAACTCGGAGCTGGTGGTCAATATTTGTAAAAAGCGAGCCGGAAGCAAATGCCGGATTACGTTCACTTGGTCTGAAGCTATCGTGATGTTTACCGCATCATCATCTTCTGTGCCTGGGGTATGGTTCTCAAAGTCAGCAGACTTAGACCCGAATATAGTCTGTGGCCTACCTGTAGTGCCCGCAAAGTACAGCCGTTGCTCATAGAACGCGACAGCCTTTGGAAAGCCTTGGTCTCCACCAAACGCTCCCAGTGACCATCTGGTGTTTGCATTAGAAGAACCAACAGAGCTTTCTGGTATAGTTGTATTTCCAAACTGGTCTAAATGAGCATCCGCAGTAACAACCGTTGAACTTGTGAATCCAGTTATTCTTACATGGCCAAACTCGTCATGCAGATATTGCCAATTTATAGCCCCATAAGTTTCCGTGCCTGTCAGATGCACGGGAGCAGTGTTACCAGATGTTACCGTTGAGCCAGTTACATTCTTATACACATGACCATTAAATCTTACTGTCGCATTGTTTGCGTAGCTGGTGCTTGCCGCCCATTCATCATGCTCAATCTCAAGTACTTCACGAAAGCGTATGTACCTTCCCACATCATCGCTGCTAAATGTGTCGGCAGATGCTGTAATTGTTATGCCCGTACCTGTTGTGGCAGAAGCATACATAGTCGTGCTAGTGTCGTTCTCATCTAGCCACGGTCCATCAATAAAGTCGATGTCGGTAAGTGTAAAGCTGGTAGCTGTAGTTCGTGTTAGCTTGGCTGATTCATGGTCCTTATGCGCTAAATACAGTACATCAGCAGACTGAGCGTGATTGATTTCAAATATGTCTGTTGCTGAGTATGTGGTCGTAACCTCTACAATCTTTCCCACAGTTCCACCAGATGTATAAGTGGTAAAGCTGCTACTGTTTATGCCGCTTAGTTGAAATGTATTTGTAGTCTTATTAGCAACAGTAAACTCACGGTTATTAAGCTCAGTCATGCCGCCGACACTGGCTATAAACACTCTATCACCGTTTGAAAGACCGTGAGATGCGGCTGTAACGACAGCGGGGTTAGCTTTCGTGATAGCTGTAATCGTTGTTGTTGCTTCAGTCAGTATGCCGCCATCTTTGAAAAAGCGAATGTAGTTTGTGCCAAACTCAAGCACATAAGCCTGTTCATCACTGTACTCAAAGTTAATTAGCCGTACCTTGCCGCCGTCTTTACTACGCCCAGCAAAGTATGTACCTGGCCTACGGGTAACACCGCCAGACGGGAACACAACCATATTCTGAATAGTCTGCGCTGCTTCGTTATATTTCTGTAAGTCTATACGGCCTTCGAGACGCGGAGATAATTCACCAGACTTAAAGTTGGTTACAATGGTCGATACTCTAGCCATCTCACAACCTTATATTCGTAAAGTCTTCAGTAATAATCCTGTCTGGCTTACCTTCGATAGCATCCATAGAGCGCGCTTCCCCAAGCCCTCTTTCGTACAAGGCAAACATTTGTTGGGATACAGTTGTGCTGCCAGTGATTGCGTATGCAGTTTCCGCAGCAAGCTTATAGGCTATGGTAGAAGACAGTAACGAGTCATATTGCTCTGTGTCTGTAATGCGGCCCACATAGATAATTTGGCAAGTTCCTTCGTCTGTTAGAACCTTACGACCCTCAATCTTAAACATGGCTTGCACGTCATACGGAGATATTTCATTGTCTACGTTTGCTGTGTGCAGCGAGATAACCCGCAAGCAATATGGGTCAGTAGGCAGAGTAAACTGATTTGTAAAACCAAAAGCAGGGGCATCGCTATCTTTAGCAAGCTGCTTTCGTGTGATTGCTATATTCCAGTTGTGTGCCCGCAATACTGTGTCGCGTATCTTTTCAAAGTTACGGTTACACAAACGCGCTTCTTTTGAGTTTTCTGTTAATGATGTGATGGTCGCCGCACCGAGCAAATCCATCGCTTCGTTACATATATCCACCACGGACGCCATTACGTTAACAACCTCTCAAGTTTAATCAAAGCCCCTTGGCTCAAGTTACTGTCACCGCCAGAAACAACCCGTCCAGATTGCTTGGCTTCTTCTGTTAAAGTTTTCATCTTTCCTGTAGGTAATAATACCACAGTTTCGCCATCAAGTATAAATGCCCAATACTCTGCCTCTGTGGTAGATATACCGGACGGCTTGCCCCTACAAAAAAACTCCACAAAGACCTTTCCGGTTTGTGAAGCCTTGAAATCCCGTTTTACCTCAATCTTCTTGTCTTGCAACAATTCAGCCAACCACTTCTCCTGTAACTGGCCTACTTTTAAATCGTACTTAAAGTCGCTGTTATATTCCACGACTGTAGCCCTTCCCCCGAAGGAAGAAGGGGCGGTTGCCCGCCCCCTCCTGATTAGTTCACTACGTAGTGAATGATGAAGCTCATGTCACCAGCAGTACCACCAGCAGCAGACATGGTTGCTGCGATGTAGTAGTACCCACCTGGGTCTGATGAGTCACCAGCCAGTTCGTACATTTGCTGACCAGCAGTGTTGATGTTAGCAACTTCAAAACGAAGGTCTGTCATTGCGGCGGCATCAGCCACATCAGTAGCAAAAACATCTTCGTCTTTTACTGTGCCATCAGTTTTGTAGATGCCAACATTGAATGTGCATGAACCGCCCAAAGTGTCGGAGCCAACAAACAGTGAAGTTACGTTAGCGTTACTTGGGATTGGTGCAAGCATAACAATGTCGTCATTGTCACTGTCGCCAGTACCAAGAGCAATCGTACCAGAAGCTACGCGGAGTACACCGTGCAGATTGTGGCTTTCGTTTGCGACTTGAGGAGTAGCTTCAAAGTTAGCTACCAAATCTGAATTTTTAGTACCCATTTTCTACTCCCTTATGCAGATTCGTCACAGATAATCTGGACAACCTTTTCTTCTTCCATGCGGGTAGCACCGATGCTCATGCAGTAGTACACCTGAGTCGCATAGCCTTTGTCGCTACGCTCATCAATGCGCGCCATGATGTCTTTACCGACGCCAAGTGCAAGACCATCTTCTGCCCACGCGAAACAAGTACGGTCATTACCAGACTTCGCTAGACGATTGGTTACGATGAATTTAAAGCCCAAGAAGGTGTCAATGTCACCCTGCACCAGAGCTTTAACAGTGTTGAAGTCTGATGAAGTAACGGTTGTGTTATTCAACAGTGCTTCGATTTGGTTTGGACCAACGGCAATGTAGCGGTTGATTGATGGGTCAACGTCAGCCAAGTCGAGAATCTTCTTAGCTTCAATCAGCTTTGCCAGTGTCAGGTCAGCAGAACCAGATGCGATTTGCTGTCCAGCGGGCAATGTTGTTGATGTTGAACCTGTCTCACCAGTGAACGCTGTACCTGTTGCAGCAGCAATCAGCTCATCGTCCATAGCGCGACCCATAGCAGCAGCAGATGCTTGTGCATAAGCTGATGTTGGGTCAATCAACATACGCACTTTGTCCTGGTCATCAATCAGGTCGGCGTATTCGTAGTCCACAAGTGACACTCTCCGGCGAGCGTGAGGTGTGTCAATCTGGGGTGTGTCGGCATGGCGGCTAGTACGCTTTTGCGCTGTAGCAGACCCTACCTGGTCGAAGAAAGCATTTTTCCCAACCATATTCTCCACACGTACCGCATCACGCAGACGAGAACCCATCTGCTGTGAAAGCATCTGCACGTTTGCAGAATACTGCTGGACAAATGCTGTAGTTACTTGAGTGGACATAGCGTCCCTCCTTTACTAAGTTAGCATTGTCGTTTGAGTTTGCGGCTCGCTACCCTTGCGGACGTTCCTAGAATTTTTAGCCTTCTTCGGGCCGCCGTCTTTCCGACTGTCTTCAGGACGGCACTCACAAAGCTTGCCGCTACCCTGCATGACGAATTGATAGTATCTCTCTGCCAACCCGTCAGGTTCTTTAAAGTCTCTCGCGCTACCAAACTCAACAGCGAGTCGTAAGCACTCAAGTCTTAATTCCCTTAGAGCATCCTCATCCATGAAGTTGCTCCATCAAGTGTTGCATATTTGTCACTGCATTAGCATGACCTGGGTTTCTCTTGTCCCAATATGCGTGTGTCTTGTCTCCCATAATAGCATCAATCTCTGCGCGAGCATTAGCTGGTGTCATTACGTTCGACTGTGACATTTCTGCAACAGTATCTTCACTGGTTACAGTTTGCCTAAATTCTGCAATTTTTGCAAATGCTTTAATGAATTGCATGTTATCGCCGAGTTTAGAACCATCAGAAAGTGTCAGATTAAACACTTCAGGGTCTGCAAACTCCTGTGCAGTTTTGGCAGCAGCCTCAACTTTTTGGTCGTATGCCCTGCCCCACTCTTGCCGCAAAGTGGCCTCAGTGTTCTCGCGGGCTTCTTCCATTACGCCTGTTTCGGCAGCCATAGCTTGTTCTACAGAGCTTCTATAGTAATCCATAATCCCTTCTGCTTGTTGTGGATTTAGCCGCAAACTGTGGGCTATATCTGCAAAACCATTAGCTGCTTCCTCAGATATAATATTGCCGTCAGCTTTTATGCCGTAACCCTCTGCGCTTTCTGGCCTACCAAGTTTGCCATAAATACGGTCAAGGTCTTCATCAGTTGGGTTTACTGGCATCGGTATCTTGTCTGAGCCAATAAGTCGCTGTGCATTTACATAAGAACGCGCAAGGTTCTCTACGTCTTTAATAGGTGATAGGCTTGGATGTTCGCGCAAGTCTACTGGTATCATTTCCAAAAACTCGTTACCAGACCCGCCTGACGCTACCTCAGATGGTGTTTCCATCGCTGGGGCTTCAGCCTGGGCTACCTGTTCAATGTTTTCTTCTGACATTTTTACTCCTGAATCATGTTGTGAATATGAAGGATAACAGCTCGTTTACCCTCCTCGAAAGATGTAGCGTTGGCATCGCCAGCTACGTAGCTTGAAGACCGCCAGTTACCGCGAGCCTCCAAATCCGCAAGGACTTTTACCCCACTGTCACTGTTAAACACTTGGCGATACATGTCGCGCATCTGTTCTATTTCTTTCATTGGATTAAACTCTGCCTTCTTTTTGCTGTGTGCAATCGTTAGCTTTTAGCTTTGAGTAAGGAAATTTTTGTAGAATTGTGTATTCCATTTCTTTAACTCTTTGCTCACATTCCTTTCTTGTAAGGTACGGCCCCTCTGTGTCGTGAGCTACAAGGCACTGGTTGCCACCAAATGCTACCCAGCAAAAAAACACAGAAGCATAAAACATTTTACATGGATACCATTCTCGTTGCTTGCGCTGCCTGTGCTACGTCTTGAATGTCTTGAGATTGTTGTTGACGTTCCATCATTTCTTGCTCTTGTGCAGCTCTTTGCTCACGCATTTCATTCACTTCACGCTGCGTTTTCAGCGTAGTCTTTGGTACGCCAAGTGAGTCTGTAATGTGACGCACAAGACCATCAGGGTCGATGTGGTCGCCAACAGGCAATGCTTGAGCCAGAGGCATAAGTATCTCAAGGGCTTTCATAGTGCTATTCAGGCTAGAAGACTTCTGTGCCCGTGCCAGCGGTGATACATATTCAATATCCACATCGCGGCCCTGTATCAGGTCTGGTGGCTCTGCCAACATCTCCGCACGAAGCATCAGGCTAAACACGCGGTCAATAAGTGGACGAAGCATCTCGTTCATCAGTCTGCCAAGAACAGGACCAATAACCCGCATACGCTCTTCCTGACGCTGCACTACCTCTGTAGCTGTCATATTCGGAGTTTGACCGGACAAGAGCTGGTCAACATAGAACGCAGAACGGATAGCCATACGTCTCTGGTCTTCCATAGACAGACCAATCGGTATGTTTGCGCCAGCTTGTAAAGGAGTAATAGAGTCTCTTGTACCACTTCTATAGAAGTTTAGACCACCTGGCTGAGTGCGAACTGGTAAAATAAACCCGTCATCAGGCACAAGAAGCGGCGGGTCAATCTGTTTTTGTGCTGCCTGAATGATTGTTTTTGACATCAGGTTCAGCATTTTAACGTCCGGCAGCGCAACCATAGCTGGACTGCGACCCATTGTTTCGCCTGTAGACTTCAGGAAACGTGGTACAACGTACGGCATATCCTCGAAGCCACTCTCAGACAGAAGCCCTTTTGTCTCCATATCAATGTAGAACGATGCGAATGGCATGTTCTTGTTGTCTACTTTATTGGGGTCTCTGTTAATACGGGGAAGAACAACGTGAAGGATATCAACGTCTTCGTCGGGTTTCTTCTCAAACTGCTTTAAGATGTAGTCTGTAACATTGTCTACACCGAACCGCTGCACAACCTGTCTGACAGGGGCTTTGTACTTACGGAACACTGTGTCCACAATACCAAACTGGTTTTCTTGCACGTAAAACTCGGATATGTGACGGGTACTGAAACGTAAGGTTTCATTGTCCATCTCGATAAACATACAGCCAGTACCAAACACAACGAGGTCCACATACATTTCGTGAACCTCAGTTTCAAAGTTTGACTGATTGAACGCTCGTATCATGCGTTGGCTTGAGTCCTCCAGCCACGCCTGTACTTCTTCGTCACGCCCTATATTGGCATCCTTCATATCTAAATGAAACCAAGGGGTAGCCCCGCTGGTTAGCATCCCATGCAAGGAAGCAGACAAGAGGTCAACAGCTTGCAGTGCTGTGCCATCATAGATAAGCTCCATTCGCTTTTCACCGCGGCTGCGCTTACGTACGATGTCAGCTTTACGCGGCAGCATGTAATCCGCAAGGTCTTGGTAATGTGTATCCCAATTATCTCTGCGGCCCTTGATGTAATCAAACCGCGCTACAAGCTCTTTGATAAAGTTGTCCATGATTATCCTAACAGTGTCGGTGTACCTGTCGGTGATGTATCCCCCAAAGCTCCCGCCACGATGGTAGAGCCTCTGCCTCTTCGTCTACGTGCCTGTGCTACAGCTTCTTCAGACATTGCCGCTGCACGTTCGTAGTCTACTTTTTCCGCAACTGGCGGTGGGGGCGGCGGGGTTGGCACAGTCACCGTTTTCGGCTTTAAGAATGACATTGTAATCTCCTAATTCTAAACATAGACATAATATACCTAAAACTGTTGCCTATGTCACGTTTGCCTAGTCTACTATAAAGCAAACGGGTTATATTCGTTTACTGCCATCTGCTGCGGAGCCTTGACCATACTTTGTCTATTCTCCAGCCCAACAGCCAAATACCTAAACGCATCCGCAGCATGAGACGTAAAGTCATGCCTCGGATGGTCTCTAAACATCTTACGTTTTTCATCCCACTCCTGTCTGTACTGCCGCAGCATGTCTAGCCCGTCAGAACACTTCTCTCTATCAAAATAACATCTGGGTATCATCATGCGAGCCGCATTAATCCCATCGGCAACTTTCATTTTCGGAATAACCCTAAACCGGACACCCAAGCTGTAAGCCGTTTCCAACCGCGACTTGCCGCTACCCAGCTCACGCACTTCGATGTCGTGCGGCGCAAGATGGTCGCCATAGGTATATTCTTTGTTGTGCAATACTTCTGCGTAGTGGTTGAGGCCCACTCCAGAGCTTTCGTAATAATCAATGACATGTACTGCCCCACTTCTATAAATCTGTGCAAACCAAATAGCCGTTGCGTCGTTCACACCCAAGTCCCACGCAGTATGCACGGGATATGCAGGGTCATACGGGACTCTAGCAATCCTGTCACTGTCATCAGCATCAGACAGCAACTTGCCGTAATAGGCTCCTATAATAGCAGCCGTGAATGAACACTCAAACTCCTGGTCGTACTGTTCCTCTGTCATGGACGCCCTAGCAGCGTCCAGCTCCTCGTCTTTTACAATGCCCGTTTCACTGGCCTTGCAAATCTTATAATACCAATCTTCGCTGCCCTCGCCTATCTGTGATTTAGCTGTTTCTAACATATCAAAAAAATGATTAGGCCCAGCGGGTGTGCCTAGAAAACAAGCCGCCCCCTGTCTGTCGGATAGGGCGGGCCGTACAACTTCCCCCCATACCCTCGGATTCTGCATCCCAAACTCATCAAACATAGCCATATCAAGATAAATACCACGAAGAGCGTCAGGGTTTTCAGCAGACAACAACATTAATCTACCCCCATTCGGAAAGTCTACGCGCAACTCCGTCTCGTTAAACGTCACGCCTGGTAT